GGCCGCGAGGACAAGGTGAACGTGGACGCCCGCGAGATGGAGTACGAGGCAGCGTGCGAGGCCTTGATCGCGGCAATGGCGCTGGACATGAATGGGGGGGCAGCATGAGCGCCTACACGGTAGAGATTAGCGACGGGCAGAACTGCATCCCGCGCAACGTGATTGACTCGTGTGAGGTGTACGCCGACACGCTGAACGACGCGCTGGCGAAGGCGTACATGGAAGTGGACAGCGCCTACATTGAGGTGTACGGCCCATCGGTCGCGGAGTGGATGCAGGTGCGGCTGACCAACACCACGACCGGCAAGCGCAGCCGCTGGTACACCGTGGACGCGCTCGGGAAGGTGGAGGCATGAGCACCATCTACCGCCCACGTTGGGGCGAGGGCGAGTATCGGGAACTCGTGGAGGATGCTAAAGCGGCAACCATTCCATACGCAATGCTGCTGGCAGGACAGGCTGCGGTGAACAACACGCGCAGCGCTCCCCACACCGCCGCGCTGCTGGCGATCCTTATCGCACAGGCGTCTGGCGGTGACCCTCGCGCTGCCGCTGAGGTCGCGTGGAACGCGGCGTGGGCATTCTTTCCGGTTGAGAAGGATGCGGCACCGCACCCCCGTGGGGTGGCAGCATAAACGCCGCCTAGCCCGCCAGCCACACACGCAGCAGACGCGGCCCGCCATGTGCGGGTCGTAGTCGTTCTGCGGGCTGGTGTAGGATCGCGGCGTGAACCTGTACGAGCAGACGCAAGCGTTCAGCGCCGAACTGCTGACGAACGAGCGCCGTGCAGCGTCGGCAATGGTGCGCTCGTATTCCACCGCGTACTCGGCGATCCAGAGCGAGATCGGCAACATGCAGCGCCGGATCGCCGCTGCCCGCGCTGCCGGGCTGGACGTGTCCCCGGCGTGGCTGTACCAGCAGGGCAGGCTCGCGGTGCTACAGGCGCAGGTGCTGGAGCAGATCACGAAGTTCGGGGAGCGGGCCGACATCATCCTCGGCGGCTCCATCAACACCGCGTCGGCACTCGGGGGCACACACGCCGAGGCGCTGCTGGCGACCGCGCTCCCGGACGGCATCGCCATTAGCCCGGCGATGGACCCGGTGCGTGTGGGTGGCGCCCCCACCGCTGCTGCGTCGTCCCCGTTCGTCGCGGTCGTCGCCGAGGAAGTGTCCCTCGCCACCGGCGCGATTGAGAAACTGACGGGGGCGCTCCAGCCGGACGCAGCCGTGGGGCGCCTGCTCGCCCAACTCGGGCCAGACGCAGCACAGGCCGTGACGCAGGCGCTGGTGCAGGGGCTGGCCCTTGCTAAGAACCCGCGTGTGATTGCTAACGGGATGCGCGACGCGCTCGGCGGCAACCTGACCCGCGCCCTGACCATCGCCCGGACCGAAACGCTGCGGGCCTACCGCGAGGCCAGCCGTGCGACCTTCACCCGCAACGCATCAGTGCTGGATGGGTGGACGTGGGTATCGGCGCTCGGCAAGCGCACCTGTGCCTCATGCTTCGCGCAGCACGGCAGCCTGCACCCGCTGACCGAGGTGATGGCGACGCACCCGCGCTGCCGGTGCAGCATGGCCCCGGCGACGAAGTCGTGGCGCGAACTCGGGTTCGGCGACACGCCGGAGTCCGTCAAGATTGAGAAGGGGCCGGACATCTTCCGCAGGCTGCCGGTGGACGAGCAGCGTGCCACCCTCGGGCCGGGCAAACTTGCCGCGCTACGGTCTAACGGGATCACGCTCCCGGACCTCGTAGCCCGCAAGGACTCCCCGGTGTGGGGGCCGGGCACGAGCGAGGCCAGCCTTGCAGCAGCCCGGCGCAACGCCGCCGCACGACGCAGGCGCAGGTAGTAGCATCGGGCAAACACAACACGGGGGAGCGGTGCTAGCATGAATCCAGATACGGACGGCGCGGGGCAGGACCCTATCGCCACCGATGCGCCCGAGATGGGCACAGACACATCAGGCCGGGAGCCTGACCCGCAGGCGCTGGACGCCGGGGACGCAGCACCACAGGTCAGCGACAAGGCACTGAAGGATGCCCGGAGCGAGGCCGCGAAGTACCGCACACAGTTGAGGAAACTGGAAGCGGCCAACGCGGAGCGCGAAACGGCAGACCTGTCAGAGTCAGAGCGGATCACCCGGCGCAATGATGAACTCGAGAAGCAACTCGCGGAACGCGACCAGATCACCCGACGGCTTGCGCTGGAAGGCGCCATCGCCGTGCGTAGCAATGCGCTGGGGATCGTGGACGCAGAGGCAGCCGTCGCGCTGCTCAACATCGGCGACCTTGACTTTGACGACTCCGGGCGACCTGACCCCGAACGGCTTGACACTGCACTACGCGCACTGCTCAAAGCCAAGCCCTACCTTCGCACTCAACCCCCTGCCACGAGTCCGGCGAACCCGGCGCGTACAGAGCCGCTTGGTGAGACTGACGACCAGCGACGCTCGCGCCTATTCGGTAGCGGTGCGGAATCTTTGACACCGAGGTTGGTGCTCGGCTCGGCGGCGGTGCTATTGACCGCAACTAACAGGAAAGGTGCCTAATGGCATACACGCAAGTCTCGGACATTCAGTCCCCCACAGACTACATTCAGAAGGTGTACGAGGACGCGATGTTCGTGGCCCGCGAGAACGACCTTATGTCGTCCCTCGTCACGAACTACACCGGGCAGGGCATCGCCCCCCGCGTGTCCAGCGTTTACAGCGCCACGACCATCTCGGCACTTGCCGATTCTGACGACCTCGCGTCGCAGTCCTTCAAGCCGACCGTGCTTTCGACGCTTACCCCGTCCGAGGTTGGCGCCCAGTACCTGATCACCGATCAGCGCATGGAGTCGGACGCAATGGGCGTAATGAACGCCGCCGCGCAGGAACTTGGCTTCGCAATCGCGAGCAAGATTGAGACCGACATCATCGGCGACTTTACCTCGTTCACCGGTGGCACCGTTGGCGTTGCCGGGTCCGTCATGACGTGGGGCCGATTCTTCGCAGCCGTCGCACAGTTGCGGGCGCAGAAGGCTCCGGGTCCGTACTACGCCGTGCTGCACCCGTACCAGATTCACGACCTCGCATCCGAGGTTGCCCTTGCTGGCACGATGGCAAACACGCCGACCTTTGGCGACGCCGTCATGACCGCTCGGTTCTTCTCGCAGGCCGCTGGCTGCTCCATCTTTGAGTCGTCCAACATTGCCATTGACGCATCTGACGACGCAATCGGCGGAGTGTTCTCACCAATGGCCCTCGCCCTTGACGTGCGACGCGCCCCGCGCATTGAGCGTCAGCGTGACGCTAGCCGTCGCGCCGAGGAACTGAACCTGTCGGCGGTGTACGCACACGGTGTCTGGCGTCCGAAGTACGGCGTGAAGATCATCTCTGACGCATCCACCCCGACCGTCTAGGAGGTAGCACATGGCTAACGAGATCATGACGTTTGCGGTTCCGGTCCCGTCTGCTGCCGACGACGTAATCGTCTACAAGGTGCCGTCGTTCGGCGGTGCCGTGACGCTGGTGGACGCATACGCCGTCAACCACGCCACGACTTCCGGCACGGCTACCTTCACGCTGGAGTTGCACAAGCGCAGCACGGCTGGCACGGTCGTACAGGGCACGGTCGGAGCGGTGCGCGGCGGAACTGCCGACCACTGGACCGACCTCGTCCCAAAGGCGTTTACCCTTTCGGACACCTACGACACGCTGGAGGAAGGTGAGTGCCTGTCCGTTGATTACGCAGCGGTCGCAGGCGGTAGCACTACTCGCGGCATGGTGGTGCTGTCGTACTGTCAGGGCAGGCGGTAGCAGTGCTGCCGGGCTGGGGCATCCGACGTAGGCTTGCGGGTAGCCCCGGCCCGGCACTCATGGCGGCAGGAGATAGCAGACGTGCGAACCGGTGTGCCCCCGCACCTTTCTCCAGCCGCCCCCTAATCCTCGGGGGCCGAAACGTGGGGGCACGTTGAGAATCCTGTGGCATAGCAACGCACCGTGGACGGCGACCGGATACGGAGTGCAGACGCGGGTGTTCGCTCCCCGCATCCGCGACCTCGGGCACGATGTCGCCATCTCTGCCTTCTACGGGCTAGAGGGCGCCAGCATCCAGTGGGACGGCATGACCGTGTACCCGCGAGCGTTCCACCCCTACGGCATGGACGTGATCGCGCCGCACGCGACAGACCACAAGGCCGACGTGGTGATCACGCTCGTGGATGCGTGGGTGATTGACCACACCAAGATTGAAGGCAGCGGCGCGAAGTGGGCGCCGTGGTACCCGGTAGATCACGACCCTATCCCGCAGCGCGTCGCCGATGCAGTGAAGCACGCATGGCAGCCGCTGACCTATTCGCACCACGGCACCGATGCGTCGTTCGCCGCTGGCCTGTCCCCGGTGTACGTCCCGCACGGGATTGAGACTGACGTGTACACGCCGACCCCGCAGGCCGAGGCCCGCAAGCGGCTTGGGCTGCCTCCGGGCGCGTTCATCATCGGGATCGTCGCGGCGAACAAGGGGCTGCCCTCCCGCAAGGCGCTGCCCACACAGTTTGAGGCGTTCGCCAGATTCCACGAGCGCCACCCCGACGCCCTGCTGTACGTCCACACACACCTCGGCCCCGAGATGGACGGCATAGATGTCAGC